GAGACCCGCTGTACCATAAGATTTGGCACGGGATCAAGATCAAGAAAACCGTCACAACCCCCTCTGCCAACGCAGCCCAGCCCCTCGTCACAAAACAAGGGGTCAGATTGGGCGGTCGGAACATGGGGGGGGGGATGGAGGTTATCCGAGAAAGGATTAACCTGGCTAGAAAGACGCCAGACTTTCCCCGACAGCAAGAGAAGCTGACTCGGGAAGAAATAGGACAGTTGAAGTCCTTGGCCAAAGAGCTCGGGGTCAAACCTAAAGAGGGTAAGATTTCCCGAGTTCCCAGGGTTAGTAGCTTTGTCACCACCCCCGAATTACTTCGGATGGCAGAGACTGCTCCTGGGAGGGTTGTTACCATTGATGGGCAGGTAACCCCCAGTTTGAAAGAGATCACGGAACTGCTCAAGGGAGATGAGTTCGACGTGGGCGTTGTCCCTCTTCCGGAACCACTGAAGGTCCGGTTGATTACAAAGGGAAACGCGCTACGATACTGGTATGCGGGACACGTCCAACGCGCCATGTTCAAACAACTTAGGAAATATCCTCAGTTTCGTTTGATCGGCGAAGAGGTTGGGATCCCACACCTTATTGGAATCCTCGAGAGAGAGAAGGCCATTGGAATGGACCACCTCCTATCGAATTGGAACTCCGGAGATTATTCTGGGGCCACCGATGGTCAGGACTTCGGCTCCACCACAGCATCGTTTGAGGCTCTGCTACAAGAGGCAGAGTCCAAGGGCGATGTTTGGTCACCTGAGGAGATAGAAGACTTAAGAAAGGTCATCTACCACCAAAAGCTCATCTACCCAAAGAAGTACGAGATAGACTCAGCCATGCAGACCAACGGGCAGTTGATGGGATCGGTTTTATCCTTCCCCATCCTCTGTTCCGTCAATTTGGTATGTTACTGGCGAGCTCTAAACGAGTACAGGGCGGAACTCGGAATGACGTCCATCACCAAGGTCCGGCAATTGCCCGTGATCATCAATGGTGACGACATCCTCTTCCGAAGCAACGACCGTCTATACAGTTTGTGGCGACATGAGATTGGAATTTCAACCTTCCACCTCTCCGCCGGCAAGAACTATGTACACCCTACCGTTCTCACTATCAACTCCGTCTGCTACCACTATGCGGGCGGACACGAATTTAAGGAAATTCCTGCCCTCAACATAGGACTCCTTACTGGCCACACCAAGACTCTACGCCGAGAGACCGCTGCTCTCCCCCTCTGGGACCAGCACGCGATGATCCTCGGTCAGTCCAAAGACCCTATCCGGAC